GATAGTTCAAGTTCCATTTGTGTATTGCAAATAGGACAACGATATTCATAAATCGGCATCAGACGCTTCTTTCCCACAGGCTTTACACTCCCACCATTTGATTTTCCAATTACCACAATCACTACATCTAACTAAACTTCTATTCCAGTCAATCTCACCTGGCAATTTCTCATATCCTGCTTTTCGTAGAAGCTCCACCAGATCACCTAACGGCAACATGCAGACGAATTGCTCGACTGATGCAGATCCCATTCCGTTTAAGCGGAAGCATGCAAATCCTAATTCCCCCGATTTAGAAGTGCGTGCTTTGATCTGGCGGAGCGTTCCACTTATGTCTAGGGAATTTCTAGCCTTGATCTCGATGTCGAACGGAACACCGAGAACATCCTTCCCTTGACCTCGACCTACGCTAGCGTGTGGCCACCATTGCTGCAAGAATGATGCCACCAGCCTTTCGGTCGCGTACCCTCGATGCTTACGACTCTGCTGACTCATCAGCTTCTTTTGATGTTTGTAATTTAATGTGACTGACGGCGTGACATCTCAAGCAGGTAATAAATACCTTGTCATTAGCCTCTGGAGTAATAGCCACAGGCTCATTGCAAAGATCGCAATAGATAACAATATCCTGCGGTTCTTCGAGCTCTCCGCCCATGACGGTGGCATTGCCATCCTCAAATATTACCATTTCGCCCATCAGAACATCATCCCTTCATCAACCGCACGCCACACTACGCATGGATTGCCGTTTGAGTTGTTTCGAGTTTCTCCCGAATCAATTATGTAATTATCTTTAAGCAATGTCATTCGAGTTGGTCGAATTGTGTCTCCAGATAAGTTCAGGTTCAGTTGCATTTCCTGATCAGTAGCTCCTCGAAGCCCTTGTCTAATGAGATACTCATAGACTTTTAATCGAATAGATCCCGACTTAGGATAAATCCGCTCAGCTGCAATCCTCGATGTCTCTCTCGCATCATGCTTAACAATGACTTTGTTATCCATTAGGATCTAGCCTTCTGTGGTCTCCAGTTGCCTTCTGGACTTATCTCATACCAAATAACATCTTCACCCTTAGGGCAACGATTGATTTCACCTGTTGCTGCTGCCATGCACTTGAAATGACCCCACGGCTTATTTGCCTTCGTCATTCCGTGAGCCCAGTGCATCGCCCCGTGAGCACAACGCGGCACATCTTTGTCAGTAGTTCCGCCTATAATGTCTTTTACCACTGCAACCGCCTCTGCTGATGTTGTAGGTGCTGGCACATGTTTAATAGTCCACGGATCATCTTCTTTTTCTACAGGTACATACTCTTTAGGTTTTGACATTTGAAGCTTTGTAACCTTAATCATTTCTTCGCGACTAGGGCCATGCTTGTCAGTACCTATATTGGCATTTTTCATGGCAACTCCCACGCTGGAAGTCTCGCAGTTCTCAAGGGCAAAATCCCTGTTCACGCCACGCTCTGCAACTTCTTCCTTTGCATGACCTGTCGCAAAAGGTCTTTCGTCAGTCCAAAGACGATATAGGCAAGTCTTGGTAATAAAGCGTGTATCGCTCCAGTCCAAGATTTCAGTGACTATCGCGCCATCTGGATATTTTTCCCAGAACAGTTTGATGCGTTCTTTTACCGTGGTGTACTCATCAAGATTAAACATAAAGCTCATTCTCCTCTGTTCTTAACATTCCACTGATTGCTGCGTATCCAAGCATGTCGATGTAATTATCAACTTTTGAACCTTCCATGCTTCTTGCGAGTTTGACCAAGACCATACAAGCTGCAACCTGATAGTCCTCGATTGGAATTTCAAGGTAGGCACTCCATAATCTTGCGGTTCTTGCCATATTGTCCGATGGGTGTCCGTAGTCCATTCCTCGATCTTCAATGACGGACTTTGCTTCAATGAGTAGGTTTTTAGCATCCACTTATTCTCTCCAGAATTCTTGTCGTGAAACTGCACGACCTCTCAGGTAGCCATCTCTATGACCTTGTTCTCTACCGATATTGACTCCCATAAGGTAGCCGATTGTTAGAAATGTCATGCCAAATACAAAACAGAGGAATGGTGACATTAGTTGCTCCAGCACATTGATTGATAGTCAGTGATCAGTGTCCATTGACCTAAAGCATCGTCAAATAGAACTTCATAGCTGTTGCCAAAGTCTTGCAGGATAGTGCGTGCTGCCATCAGATTGGCATAGTTGTCAAACCAGTAGATGTAATCAAGATTGTAATTGACATTGCCTTCAAAGCGGCCATCCTGAGCTTCCCAGTTATTGCCTTTGAACTGCATTGATGTCTCGTTGAGGTTTTCAAAGTCCTCAGCCATGTCCATATAAACTGCCTTCATTGCGCCCATTGTCTTGCCTTTCCGTAACTGATGCCCTCGATCGGTTACAGGATTAGTGTTGCATAGGGTTATGCTAAATCAAGCACATTTTGATAACGAAATGGTAACAATTCTGTATCGTCCATTGAATCGTCAATGGTGCGATAAACAGGAAAAATGTCCGTTATGAGCGTATCCATGCTTAGCCGTAGGTCTTGCCATACACGGTGAATGAGCCATCCTTATTGATAGGAATAAGCATAGGTGAAAGGTTCTTTCCATAAGTCTCTAGGATGGCTACAGACATCTGCCAATTAGCCGCTCCAGCCTTCAAATAAGACGCTTTCTTTTTATCCATGACATTCCCTGCTTCTACGCCCCATAAAGTCCTGTATGAGCCCCCTATGCCCTCAGAATAGGCACTGATGCCTGCCCTATGGGTATGGCCACAAACTACGGATTTACCAAACTTTTTTGCTAGACCTAGAGCTGTGAGTCCTGCATTGGAGTTCATTGATCCTTCATCGCCATGAACCAAGACCCAGTTAGGATGGAACTCAAATGGCTTCTTATGAAATCGAATACCTAGAGACTTGAAATCCATAAAGGCTGGATACTCAAGCTCTGGCAATCCTATGAGGCTTGGCGCTCCTCTGAGTAATGTGTGGTACAACCGATCAGTATGGTTAGAACGCGTAATGTCTGTTGTGCGTAAATCCCAGAGTATGTTCTGCGCAAGCGTTCTATCAGCATCAAGCTGCCCTTCCCATTCTAGCTTCGTATGCTTCGCCCATTTCGATTGAGCCTGCATATCTAGCTCATCGCCCGTATTTAATACTAAATCAAACTTTTCTCGATTAACTAACTTAATTAGATTCTTGACTGCTGCTTCGTGATGGTACGGAATTTGAAGATCGCTGATAACTAAAATGCGAGATTTTGTTTTTGTCATTCATCCTCATCGTCATCCTCGTAATCGCCGAATTTTTCGGGATCGATTGGTGTAGGCAAAATCCAAGCAGGATAGGCTTGAGGCTCTGTAATCATAAACAAAGCAACAGACTCAGGAAAACCTGCTTTTTTCAATGATTTGTAGTATTCATGCAGCCCGATGCAGAAAGCATCAAGCGGTGAATAGCCTTGATCTTCTAATGCCTTAGTTGCTTTTCTTGCCATGAGATAATTGTTACCTCTCTAGGATGCGGATAATCGTTTCGACACGCGCTTCAAGCGCAGTGATTTGGTCACGCATCGAACTTCCTGAATTTGGTTTTAGTTCGTTTAGGTAATGCTTTACTAACCATTTCACAGCACCAATAAATGAACCAATAACGGTCAGAGCAACAGCTACAACAGCCGCCCAGTCTTGGGCTGTCATTACTTTTTAGGTGTGGCATATCCGAATACGCCTGCTAACACCGCCCATAAAATTGCACGGTAATCGACATCGAAGTTGCTTGCAGCCCAAGCTGAGAGAAATGCACCAGCAGTTAGGACGAGAGGGTTTTTCATGTTCATGTATTTGCTCCTAGCATTGGGATTTGGAAGAACGAAGAATCTGAATCGCCCTTTTTGGTAAAGCTGATATGAATGTGATGATCGTGGCGATTAATCCCAGAGTAAGTACGCCAACGCCAAAATGATTTAGCTGAGGCAATTCGACCTGCGAAGATGACATAAGAGATTCGCTTGTCCTTCTTGGCGCATAGGCGTATTTGGTCGGCAAGATAAGCACCTGTGCTGGGGCGTGAGTCGAAGTCCTTATCCACATCAATAGCCCTGACGATTCCGTTAGACGGATCGGGATTGTGGTCACTCTTACGATTGGAGTGTGCGGCATCGCCTATCCAACCATCAGACTTTCTATCGCGGTCAGGAAAGGAATCATCAATCTGCTCACGAAGTTGTTGCCCTGCTTTGCATAATAATGGCTTCATGGCTTAACAGGAAAAACCGCATCATCTGCATTACCACCCTGAGAAGGCAAGTCCCGCAATAATTGACGGTATTGCGCCCATGCAGACTTATCTACAGGAGAGTCTGATAATTGTGTCCAGTCTGAAAGACTCAATTCATCATTACGCCATAAACGAATCTGTTCCCATTTAGCATCGTTTGGAGCATCTGGAAACTTAGGATTAAATATAAATGTCATTACGCCACCTCATAATAGAAATTAGCAGTTATCTTGTCGCCTGTTCCCCACGTCATTGGAACAGTTGCCGCGATTATTGCATCCCTGACATAAGTTCCGGCAGAGTTTTGAGCAAAGAAAGTTGCTTTACTAGTATTTTCAATATATACAAGACCAAAGTATTCAGCGGTTGCCGCGTCTAACATAGATAAAGTTGAATTAGCATAAAAACCACTTGTCCACGCAGTAATTGGCAAGGAAATTGCAGGATAACTTGAAATGGAAGAAGTTGAACCAAAAGTAAAAGTGAAAAAAACGTAGCAAATTTTTCCAATTTGTGCGTATCGTGCAACTACAGTTCCATTTCCTTGCGTCATATAAGTCAGCGTTGGTGTATAAGAAGTCCAGGCGCCAGACCATTTCAAACCCGTAGTTTCACCACTTGCTGCGGTTAAAACTAAATCATTGGCACCAACAGCCAAACGAGATGGTGTATTTGCGGCCGATGCAGAAATTATTGAACCCTTTGCTGTGGGGTTTAATAAATTGATTGTTCCATTTGTATCGTTAATATCCGATGCGGAAAACACATCTCCATTCGCATAAGTTACTTTTGTTGGTAATCCGACAGCCATTAGCACACCTCTTTCATAGGGTCAATTCTAGTACATAACATCGAGTAAAGGCTCCTGCGTAGCGATTGTGGTTGTCCATGTGTTAGGGGTGATGTTGTGAGCAATTCCCTGCACTTGGAGCTTTTTTTGAATAGTTGATCCACCAGGTTGCTCATTGGTTATATCTACTGTGTTAAAGAAGTCAAGGCTTAAAGCTGCTGTAACCCCTGCTGTGTAGTTTGGAGTGGTCAAATCTAGGGTAATGGTTTCAATACGGATGCTGGTGTCTTTCTTGCTTGTCACATAGGCAGTAGCAAGAGCTAGGGCATTGGCATCGGTCTGCATCAACATATCGGATGCGGTGATGGATCGTGTGAAGTATTGGGCGATAGATGTCGCATCTGAGTAAGTCTGTGCTGTACCACCGATACGGGTCACAGTTGCCTTATTCACGATTGTCTTGTCATCTAGGGCAAAGGTAATTCCTGCATAGTTAATTCCTGTGCCTGTTTGATTGAATACTGTTGGACTTGCGTTCTGTGCATCATAGACATATTGACGACCCTTGAAGGTTGCTACACCATTTTCGTCAATGTAGAACGCGCCTTGCTCTGTAAACTCAGCAGTCTGAATGGCTTGAAGAACTGTGCGCTGTGTTCCTGGATCTGCCACGCACGTTGTAGCCCCAGTTCCAATGCTGGTAAATGCAGACGGCCAGCTAATCATTGAAAGAATAGATTGAACGCGCTGTGCAGTTGTCTGTCCTGCTGTGCCACCTGTAACTGTGGTCACATTGGAGTTATACATCAAGCGGAATGCGTCATAACAGATAAATGTGCAATAACCAGTTTCTTGACCTGTCGGATAGGTGTAGCGATATTCGGTTATATAACCGCCAAATAAGCCATAAGTAGTTCCGCCATA